TTCAGATGCACGTTTACAAAGACCTGAATATATTACAGGAGTAAAGTCACCAGTAGTTATATCTGAAGTACTACAGACTGGACAATCTGATACAACACCACAAGGTAACATGGCAGGTCATGGAATTTCTGTAACAAGCGGACGTGCTGGAAGTTATTTCTGTGAAGAACATGGTTATATTATTGGAATTATGTCAGTAATGCCTAAAACTGCATACCAACAAGGAATACCAAGAACTTTCTTAAAAAGCGATTCTTTAGATTATTTCTGGCCTTCATTTGCTAATATTGGTGAACAAGAAGTTCAAAAACAAGAGTTATATGCTTATACAAGTAATAGACAAGATACTTTTGGTTATGTTCCAAGATATGCTGAATATAAATATATGCCAAGCCGTGTTGCAGGTGAGTTTAGAACTACTTTAGATTATTGGCATTTAGGAAGAAAGTTCACAACAGAGCCAAATTTAAATGAAACATTTGTAGAATGTACCCCTACACAACGTGTATTTGCAGTAGAGGATCCAGAAACAGATCATTTATATTGTCATGTACTAAATAAAATACGTGCTATAAGGCCAATGCCTAAATATGGTACTCCAATGTTTTAATCATGAGTACTAGGTGTATTACACCTTTTTATAAAAAAGAACTTATAAAAGGTGAACATATACCATTTCCGTGTGGTAAATGCCCCCCATGTATGAAACGCAGAACCTCAGGTTGGTCGTTTAGGTTAGTTAAAGAAGGAGAGCGGAGTAATTCCGCTCTCTTTGTAACCTTAACTTATGATACTGCCTTTGTACCTATCACAAATAATGGGTATATGACATTAAATAAAAAAGATTTACAAAAATTTTTTAAAAGGTTAAGAAAACTTACAAATGAAAAGCTTAAATATTATGCCGTTGGGGAATACGGCTCTACAAAAATGCGTCCGCATTATCATATTATACTTTATAATGCTAATAAAGAACATATTACACGCGCTTGGGCTCTTAATAATTATGCTATTGGCACTAATTATATTGGTGATGTTAGTGCTGCCAGTATCGGTTATACGTTAAAATACATGTGTAAGGAATCTAAAATTCCTATACATAGAAATGATGATAGACAAAAGGAATTTTCCGTTATGTCTAAAGGATTAGGATCAAATTATTTAACTAAAAACATGATTAAATGGCACAAAGATGATTTAGAAAATAGAATGTATGTGCCTATGTTAGACGGTAAAAAAATAGCAATGCCTAGATATTACAAAGATAAAATGTATAATGAACAAGAAAAGGATAAAATAGCATTACACATAGGTAAAATTAGCAAAGAAAAAGATTTGGAAATGGAAAAACAATTTTCCACTTTTACAGAACAAGAAAAAATTATGTCTGAAAGACATATTAATCAATTTAAAAAAATGTATAAAAGCTCTATTCAAGAGCGTAAACAGTCAGATTTATGATAAAACATTCATTAAATGCAAAAGAGTTTGTCAGTGACGGTGAGATTAACGATCTTCCGTCTCAAACAATACCAGATCAAACTTTATCAGTTAGAGAACTATTAGTTCGATATGCAAAAGGATTACCATTAGATGGTATGAAACAACCAATATGGGAAGGTGAAGATGGAGATGCAATAGACCCCCGTAGACTCGATTTAGCAGAGCGACAAGAACTTGAAATAGCTGCTCGTCAAGAACTTGCCGAAATCGAAGAACGTCTAAAGAGCAAAAAAGTAGAAAAAAGTAAGGTAAAACTTACTGAAGAACAGATTCAAGACATTGAATCACAAGATGTTGAAAACATCTAAAAACGGAGAAATACGGCTGTGCAAACTTGTTTGCATGGCTGTATTTATCAAGTCAAGCGAAGCGCGACAGAAAAACACTAATACTACCTTGATATATTAGTGTTTATTGACACTAAATATATATATTTGGCAAAGTAAACGAGAAAGAAGGACGTAGGACGCACTACGAGTAAACAAAACCAAATAAATAGAAGTGTCAAAATAAAAACAAAAAAAAACAAAAAAACAAAATATGCCCTTACCAGCTTTACTAGCTGCTGCCTTACCTGCTATAGGAAGTGCGGTGGCATCAACGTTACCAACGTTATTTACAAACAAACAACAACAAAATGCTGCACAACGCTCTTATGATATTCAAAGACGTGACTCACTAGCAGATTGGAGAATGCAAAACGAATATAACAGTCCACAAATGCAAATGCAAAGATTTAAGGACGCAGGATTAAACCCTAATCTTATATATAAACAAACAAATGAAGCTGCACCAGTAAGAAGTACAAACTTCGATACACCAAAGTTAAATGTACCAACACCCGATCTATCAATGATAGGAACTGTTATGAATCAATCGGCAGATACAAAAGTTAAAGAAGCACAAGCAAATAATTTATCAAAACAAAATACAGTAATAGAACAAGATGCTTTATTGAGACAAGCCCAAGTCGCTGGTGAAATAGCAAGAACAACTGCTAATACAGATGCTAACAGACGTGCTAATGAATTACAAACATTTAGTTTACAAGCTGCAGAGCAAAATTTAAGGAAAACAGATGTTGATATTTCTAAAACAAAACTAGATATGTTATTAGGTTTCAGAAGTGATTGGAGACAAACAGTTGCAAATTCAAAGTCTTTAGAAGAAGCAAATGCAAGAATTACATCAATGGCTATACAAAATGCTAAAACATCAGCAGAAAGAAAAAATATCATTCAGTTTACTGATAATTTGAAAAAAGAAGGAATTTTAAAACAATTAGATATAGATTTAAGACGTTTAGGTATAATGCCTAGTGATAATATTGCTGCTCGTTTATTAGGAAGAGCATGGAATGGTATTTCAAAAGATTCTACTGGAAAACAAAAACCAGCAAAAACAATGTTTAAAGAACACTGGAATAATTAATTATGAGATTATACACACAAGACCAGTTATTAAGACTTATTAAGTTATATAATACTGCTGACGAATCAGAAAAAAAGTTACTTAGACCTTATTGCGATCAAGCAATATTTAAATATTTCAATCACAAATTAAAAACAAACAAATGCGCAGACGTTCAAAGTATCGACGCTCATCTCGAAAGGGCGGTTATGGCCGAAGAAGTAAAGTAAGCCGAACTTATTATGTAAGTAGAGGCGGAATTAGACTATAACAAAAGGCGGTTAGTCACCGCCTATTAACAAATTGTTCTAAAATAAAACAAAAACAAAAAACAATGGCAAGGAATTTATTCAACTCCATTAAGTTAACAAAGCCTAAAAAAAATGTCTTTGACTTAACACACGATGTTAAATTATCAGCAAATATGGGTAATTTAACACCAATTCTTACACTCGAATGTGTACCTGGTGACAAATTTGATTTATCATGTGAATCACTTATTAGATTTGCACCATTAGTAGCTCCAGTTATGCATCGCATGGACGTAACCATGCACTATTTCTTTGTACCAAATCGTATATTATGGGAAAATTGGGAAAAGTTTATTACAGATGCTAATAGTGAGCATGTAGCTCCATATTTAACTTCAACAATGTTTGAAGATCAGTATAAGACTACTTATCCTACTTCTCAATTAACTGCTGATTATCTAGGTGTTCCACCACCACCAAACGATAGTGTACAGACTCAAGTAAGTGCATTACCATTTGCAGCTTATCAATGTATTTATAATGAATATTACAGAGACCAAAATTTAATAGCTCCTATAGATTATAAATTAACAGACGGTTTAAATAATACAACTGGAGATAGAGCTAGAGCATTAACAAAATTACGTAAGAGAGCATGGGAACATGATTATTTTACTGCATCATTACCTTTTGCACAAAAAGGTGCTGCCGTAGATATTCCTATTGGATTAGTTGAAGGTGATTTACCAGTATACTTAAATAGTTCAAATGGAACAACATTAAATGGCTCTCCTGCATCAGTAAATGTAGGAGCACAAGGTGGACGTACTGATGTACCTGCAGACAGTCTATACGCTGATACATCTAACGCAACAATAGAACCTACAACTATTAATGATTTAAGACGTGCATTTAGATTACAAGAATGGCTAGAAAAGAATGCTCGAGGTGGTACCCGTTATATTGAAAACATTTTAACACATTTTGGTGTTAAATCTTCAGATGCACGTTTACAAAGACCTGAATATATTACAGGAGTAAAGTCACCAGTAGTTATATCTGAAGTACTACAGACTGGACAATCTGATACAACACCACAAGGTAACATGGCAGGTCATGGAATT